ATCACACAATCCAGACCCGGATGATCGAATCCCGTACCGAGGGCGGAATAGTTGAACACTACCTTCGTCTTACCCGACTTGAACCTCTCAACTATAGCCTCCCGCTGCTTCTTTGGCGTGCCTCCGTGAACCACCTCCGCAATGCCGGCACATATCTTGGCGTTCATCCATTCGGCGGCAGTATTGCAGCTCTCAACAGAATCCATAAACACCAGTATAGATCTACAGATGTCTTTTAATACCATCAACCGACGTAAAATAAGGTTGTTTAAGCCATTTTTTCTCACCGCCTCACTAATTGACTCAGCCGTATATTCGGAGCCGTTAGAATTGAGTTTAAGGGCATCTCCATTGAAATCCCATGTCTCATATTTAAGAGGTGTCCAAAATCCTTGCCTTATCATCTCCTCTACCTGTATCACGTGAATCAGGTTCTTGAAATATACCGGTCTCATACGAGTGATGAAATTAAGCTGGGAATATGATGTCTGTCCTATCGACATGTTTTTAAGTCTACATGGCGTGGCTGTAAACCCTATCACCTTGTTAGGCTTCAGCTCATTCATGAATGTCATGAACTCACTGCCGTCCTCAGGACTGTATCCGGCATGAGCCTCATCTATCAATACATTTCTGATTCCCATCTCCTTAAGCTGACCAACAACCTTCTTGATAGATCCTAAGGTCGCGTATATCATATTGGATAACTCCTTCTTACCGCATGACGCGGAGTAGATGGTTGCCGGTATCCCGTAAGATGTGATCTTATCGTGGTTCTGTTGCAGCAATTCTTTTGATGGTTGTAAAATCAGCGTCTTATCTCCCATCAATCTAGCCGCTTCTGCTATGAGGATCGATTTACCGCAACCTACAGGCCCTACGATCAATACCGGATCATGTCTATCAGAGTTTATGTAATCAGAGATGCTTTTAACGCAATCCTCTTGATATGGTCTTAGTTTATATATCATTTGGATTTATAGTTATCAAAAACAGCCTTTACGTATTTTAATTTCACTGGGCATTCACGATCGTCAAACATTTTTACCATCAATGTATCCATCGTCTTACTTATAGCTATCACCTCTCCCGTGCCCACCTGGGTATGGACTATATCACCTACCTTTATATCGCATTTAATCATGATCTAGTTTCTTATTAAATTCCTCTATCTTGCTCCTATCTGTCTCATTCACCATCTCAGCCTCTTCCTTGAATATGTCATACCCTTCCCGGATATTGTCTCCAACCATATTCTCTATCATCTCCCTTAGCTCATCGCTTCTTACGGCGAAAGATATTTGGAACGATTTACTTGTGCCTTTCATCAGGTAATCAATCTCCTTTTTACATTCTGTCATTAACCGATCCAGATTATCGAACTTAACGAACTTGGAGTTGCCGTTGGCTTTCCTTACCCCATCCTTGAAATCCTCCAATATCCCGTTAAATACATCCGCCATACACATCATGGAATGTAGCCATACCAGCATATTGAATTTATATTCATTATCAGCGTTATTCATCAAACTCACCAAAGACTCGCTTTTTGTCAACATGATCTTCGATTCCCGGTCTACGATATCCTTTATCTCCTGCCGGTATTTCATGGCGCCAACGAAATCCATCTTAGAATAACATTCATTTGATTTCTCTACCAATTTCCTGATATCCTTTCTAGACATCAGAAGATCCAATACCTGTTTTTCTCTTTCGTTTCTATCCATAACCAATTATTTATTGACACAAATATAATTAAAGCCTAGATATTTACCTAGGCTTTTTAATAAAGTTAATCTTTTTTATTCTTTCTTTTTGACTCATCCCAGTCCGATGAATACCTGCATGTCCCTTGTTTATGGATTGAGAAATCGCACCAAAAACACAAAGGATTGGGGCGGGGTTCAAGGCAGGCCGGCTGGCGTCCCATGAGGTAGCGCTTCTCGTACTTATACCCCTGTTTGGCGTCGTCCCAAACGTGAGCTTGATAGCTATTGATTTTATTTGTCTCGAAATCATACATGTCAAGGAGAATATCGTTAAGTTCCTTGACCGATCTCTCTACTTTCTCCTTATCTACCTTCACGTTTTGATTGTCCAGCATGCGGGTAAAGAAATAGCTGCACATATCCGGCAATACCTTATATTTTCTGAGTATGTAAAAGGCGTATATCGGATGCTGGAGATTGTGAAGCAATTTATCCTTATCGAATAATTTTCTCCCAGACTTCCAGTCTATCGTATACATGGCTATTCTGTCTTTTGTCTTATACTCACCTCTCCAGTCTACTGATCCTATGATATGTACCTTATCGTATGTCACACCATCCAATGTAAGGGGCTTGGGTAGCTTATAAGGCAGGACGAAGTCCTCCTCCACGCCGGCCGGTCTCGACCCCCGGATCACTTTCTCCATTGGCGTAAGATCCGACCACGATTTCTTGTAATTGCCAGCCGCGTCCTTCTCAAACAACCCTACGATCCATCTTATTAGCCTAGCCGCATGTTGCATGGACTCGATCTGAGATTTAACGCTATCAAAAGGTATTTTCTCTATATCGGCGTAGTAGTTGAATGCCTTGCTCATATCCTCATAAGAAGGTCTGCATCCGTTCTTGAAGAAATACTCCATCGTTTGGTGGATAACCGTACCATATGACGTAGCCTCATGCTTCTCCGTAGACCTATGACCCTCCACGTAAGTCTTATACCACTTGTATGGACATTGGACGAACGTGTCTATCTGTGAATAGGATGCGGCAAGAACCTTCTCTCCGTTTATGACCTTGCATAACAAATTATTCTCCGGTATAATCATAAGTCTTTATCTATATCATGTCCATATAAATCCATTGACAGGTTTTGTAGATGGTGGAGATTCTTGATATGTATAGGATCGCTTAGATCGTCTTCCAGATCCCTAAGCCCAAGATAATACCCATCATCAAAAAACTCTATAGATATTCCGTAGCCTCGATATACATCCCGTCCTTTATCACACTTAAACCCGATGGTATTAAGCAGGTTATCATCTATCTCAATAGGCATGACATCGTCTTCCCCGGAATACCATTTCATTATCCCGTCATCAACCTCACGTTCAAGGATCAATGACTTACTTTCATTACGCATACCAGTAACGCACCCTACCCTCCATATATTGCCAGCCTTGTCTTTTACAAGATTCCCTATCCTTAGTTCTTTAGCCGAAATCATACTCGTCCTCCTCGTTATAATCGTCATCGCAATCATCGACAAGAGGGGTTTCTAACCCCTCTTCCCAATCGTCATATCCAAAGTCCATTATTTGTCCTTAAAATAAACATACAACATATCAGTTAAACTTCCTACCGTTATTTCATCGCAAGGGGTATTGCGAAACACCTCGTCTGGTATGTATTCACCTGTCATCTTTTCTATATCCATTATCACTTCAACAAGATCCAATGAATCCATAGCCATATCGGACGATAGGTTACTATCTTCCTTTATGTCTTCAATATCATCAAACTCAGATGTTTTCGCAAATATTGCGTCTATTACTACTCCTAATACTTGATTTCTTTTCATAACTCTTAAATCGACATTTTTAATCTTCTACCTAATTCTTTTTTTATATTTGATATTCTTTCGATGTCCATCTTAACATCGCCTGTGATAGCGTATTCCTTATCCATTCTCTTTGGGGGATCCGGAAGCCGGCTTATGGCGAACAACCATGCCAGCTCCTTATTCTTATTCTCCCTAAGATACAGATCGGATGTCATGCCATACATCTTTATGATCGTATCGAATAACGTTGATTCCGATAAGCTCATATGTACGCTATAGACATTTGACGGTTTCCATATCAAGTTATCCAACCTCATCGTATATTCACGTTTAAGGTCTATATGGGATATTACAGCCCTTACTATAGGTTCTTCCTTGAAGTTGGTGTTAGCCACAAACCAGATAAGCCTTTTCTCCACCTCCTTGATAGCTCCTGTATCCTTACCCATATCGTTATATACCCCAACGATACGGTCCCGGATCCCCTCGACCTCCGGTGTCAGACCGGGTGTCTCTATCAGCATCAGCAGCGATCCTCCCCTTGGCGTTATCTTCCACTTCCCATTCTTCTGAAGCTCAATATAACCAGATGCTTTATAACTATCTATTTTCTCCTTTGGAATGGTGTTAGCCATCTCTTCTTTTTGCCGGATCATCAAAAGATATCCAACATCAGACATCGTTAATCCTGATGTCATCATCTGTTCAAAATTAATATACATAAGCTAATGAGTTAAAATATTGATCTAATCTTTCTAGCTATTTTCTCTACTATATCAGGATGATCGGTATCGTTGTATATGTTAATCAACGTGCGTAATATATATAGCCTTGTATACTTATCGGAAAAATCGAACCAAATTTCCTCTATACGACTATTGATCGGCTTAAACATCCTCAACTCAGGTATAAGTTCATACGCTAAAACATTTTTTTCTATCCACTAATCCAAGCATATCAGCCGTTTCGGTTATAGCTGCACACATAGTTAACTCACGTCTGCATTCTATAGCATTGTAAGCTCCTATCAATACCCTAAGGCCGTCTGCTTTCGATAATCTCTTTCCCTTTTTCATACTGTTTTACCGTATAAGATTCATTAGCCATACCAACTCTACCAACTGATATAGATTGATTTATAGATTGGTTAAGATGCCCTACAACCGACATCTTAGCCCTAACCGTATTGGCGCATCTTAGAAGGATTCGATAATCCTCTAACGCCCTCTCGTATCTTACGTCCACCCTAGCCCTTTTATCAGCATCAGTCATGCTCTTACATGTTCCGTCCTCCCTCAGGCTTATAGCGATCTTGTCCCGTATGATTCTGATATCATCCTCGGCTATCACCAGTTCGGCGTCAAGAACCCCCTTGTATGAGCTAAGAAGATCCTCCACCGCCACAACTTCCCTTTTTAGGTTCTCCAATTCCAATATCATTGAGTTGTCATTTATCCTTTTATACTCCTGTACTTTATTGGATACCTCATCACAGATACTCATGATCTCCTTTTCCCGTTCCCGATTTATGATATATCTGATGCTGTATTTAGCCATTTCCTTTAACGAGGATATAATTTCCTTTATCCCCATCTTATCCTCAACCGACAATACGGTCTTTAAGAACATTTCCAGCACCTTTATCACTACAAGCAAGTAATTATGTCTCAATCTCATGTCAATAAGGTGTTTCGTCATGTACTACATTGAAATCATCACTGGGCGGTATATATTGTTGCTCCAATGGAACACCGGGAGGTGGGGGCGGAAGCGTCACTACGGTCGTGTCCGGCTTGCCGCTACCCACGGGGGCATCCGAGCCTCCCGGTCTTTCTTGGCGCACCACCCCTCCATCAGGATAATATCGCTCATATCCTTTCATGATATCTACATGTATAGCGTCAATCTCCTCCAATGATCTTTGACGGACCTTTACGATATGATGGAACAATAATCCATCCACACGGAAGGATCGTCTTGACTCGCTCTTGAAACGTTCCAGATTAGGATACCATCCTTGCGGAAATTGCATGTATGAGGAGTACCCGTATCTCCTTGGGATATTCAACACTACCATAGCCGTACACAGCTGCCCCAATGAGTCAGACTGATAGAAATCAGACTGCCTTGGCATATGATCCTTCGGATCACGTCTGCCCTCTATCTCTCGATTAAGTTGCGATACGATAAGGAAGAAGATGTTTGGGAACGTTCTTTTGGCTATATTACACATATTCATCAAACTATCTATATTCCTCTTGGCATCACCCGAACCTTGTATAAGAGCTGTATGGTCTATGGATACAAATACAATTTTCTTATCCTTATTCGCCGGCATATATACATTCCATAGAAAATCTTTAAGCTCATCAACTGTTGTAGGTATGGGTATATACGTTATTCTGTTTGAATTTTCTTGTTTAAGACATTTTTGCATTTCTAGCATCTCCTCTTCATTCATTTTACGAAGGAGGATATCTTCTATGTCTTTGTTCATTTTTTTTGATAGTGAACGTAATACCAAGTCTTCCGGATTCATCTCGAACTCACATCTTAACCATACATAATCATCTGCTTGTGGATTGATGTTGACATTCATCACATTGTTCATGATCTTTTGCGCCAAATAGGATTTTCCAACCCCTGGTCTAGCTCCTATGGCTATCGCATGTTGAGGGTAAAATCCCCCCAGCAAAGCTTTGTCTAGATAAGGGTATCCAGTACGAGCCGGGAGAAGTTCTCCCGACTGGTATTTCATTATCCTCTCATAGGCGTCCATGATAATTTCCTTGGACGTCTTCCATATCCTATTATCGTTCATCCTCGTGCGTTTCTATCGCCAGCCGTATCGGATTTAGATCCTCTGTTAGCTGATCTTGATTTATATCTTAACCCCTTAGCCGTATGGCATAGATCCTTCCCCTTCCGATAAGCCTTACCCTTTAGCTTATCGGTCTTGTAGTTCTTGCGACCCAACTCCCGTCTCTTGGCTTTCTGCTCAGGTCTGGCGTTGATCTTCTTATCCGTCTCAGCCTTCTTCTTTCTGGCTTCCGGATGTGTCCTATAATATTCAGTCGATCTCCCCATCCTCTTCGTCCTCCTCATCATCAAAATCTATATTCTCTTGTATATCCAAATCCT